GTAAATCGGTATGGAAGGCTTTGTCTCCTATTCGACAAATAATCCGTATTGCCATAAATAGGGTTTGGAGCCGCGTCATCCGAAGTCGTTATCGTAGAGCCCAAAACATGATTATCAGCCACGTAATACATCCCCATTTTAAGCCACCCCCATAATTTCCTTCATTTTTGTCTTCCTTGCTCCGGTCTCCAATGCCGTCATAATTGCCGGCAATAAGTCATGCTGGACATATTTCCTGGTAAAGTTAGGATCCACCTGGTTATTGATAAAAAATTCCAACTTCATATTGACATCGCCTGATTTCGGGCCTCCACCTTTTGACAAAGGCTGGACGCTCACATATTCCGGCACCTCTCCAATCAATGGCATCATGGGCTTTCTTACTATGCCCTCAAACCCAGTCTGCCAGGCAACATTCTTGCCTCCGCCGCCGCCGCCTCCTGCGGGCTCCGCAGCAATGGTGTAATTTTTCATTTGCTTGTCTAGCTTGCTGAAATTACCATCGACGTTAAAAGTCAAATCAGGAGCATGTAAATCATTAAGACTATCTTGTATGCCTCCTACTCCATCTTTAACACGGTTAAAAGCATCATCAGAATCATCAGCAAAATCTCTCATCTTATCCATGGCTTTTCTGAACGCCTCAGGAACCTTACCACCAATCGCTTCTATAATAGCCCCAAACCCGGCCATCAGAGTATCCTGTATCGACATCTGCTCTTTGCCCAGAATCCCTTGCTCCTCAGCCTGCTTTATCATTGATTTGGTGGTGTCATCAATTTGCAGCCCTTGCTCCTTAGCAAGATAGCGTAATCTCTCAAGCGTAGGCGCCATCTGCACAAGGGCCTGGTTGCCATCCAACCCAGCTTCCATCATTTGGTTATAATAATCTGTAGCAGATACCGCGGCATTATTGAATAGCTCTTGAGTCAAACTTCCTGTGTTCCCCAAAGCATTCAAGACTGCCAAATTGCCTTCCATAGCAGAAAATAATTCTTTATTGGCTTCTGTTACTCCTCTAATCTTCAAGAGTTCTTGTATGCCAGCTGATGCTTCTGTTCCCAATTCTTCATGCTTTTTAATTATTGCATCTAATGTTCCCCCTAAAGAATTCATGGCCTCACTGTACGATGCGCCATTTGCAATCATGGCATTAAAAACAGCTAGGGTCTGGGTCTCGAGCCGCCCGAGAGACTCTACATTTGTTCCGACAGCTCCTGCCATAGCCTCAAGTCCCTGAGCAGCATTTATTGAGCCGCTTTTCACGACTCCAAGTTGGTCATTTATATAACCTGTTACTTCTGCTATTTCCAACCCAGAAGCCTTAACTTGCTTAATAAAACTAACCATCGATTCAGAGCCTTCAGTCCCAAACTTTTTAGCTGAATCGAGCAGTATAGAGAAGCTTTCGCTAGCAGCTTGTGAGGCGTCTTCTGCATCTAGTATCCCATCTGCGTAATTAGCAAGTATGCCAGTAGCCCTGTCCCACTGATCGCTGATGCTTTTCTGCGTAACCCCTACATCTTTCAGCACATCTGCATAATTCTTAGAAACAGCCGCGGCCCCTTCCATTCCTCCTTTTATATCTTCAGCGATTGCTTTAGCGGTTTCTTCAGTAATATCTCCCCATTTCGAGACTGAAGAGATAAGCCCATCTACCATTTCCTTCATCTCACGGGCAGCCTTTTCAGCTTCAGTCTCAGACTTCTTAAATAGCCCACCGATAAGCGGTATTTTACTCAGCAGCCCAGCAACCTTTCCAGTAATACCTTTTATCACATCACCTATAATTGGGAGTTTCATGCCAATTGAAATGGCTGCGCCGATTGGTCCTGCCAACTTCCCAAATTTCCCTATTAAATCACCTACAAAATTTCCCGCTTTCCCTGCAGCTCCTCCGATTAGCCCTCCCAAACCTTTTACCGCTCCACCGACATTTGAAAATACTCCTGAAATGCTTCCTGACAGCCCAGAAAATCCTTTCTTCAATGTCCCCCATATATCGTCTCCACCCTTTACTATTTCATTAACAACTTTATCAATCCAATAACCAACAATATTATCAAAAATCCCTTTCATACCTTCCCACAGATTCCCACCTGTTTTGATGATATTTGCAATACTCCGAATCGTATCTGCCTCTATCTCTTTATTTAACGCTTTCCAATCTGTTCCTATTTCTTTTGTTGGGAGGAAGGTTATACCTTTCATTTTAGTTACAGCCTGTTCAAATACCCCGGCCATATCTCTTGCCGCCGGTATTGCACTAGTTGTTATTCCAACACTCAGGTCGCTTATTTGCTGTCTCAGTTCGCTGGATACCCTTATCCAATCGCCCATCGTTATCTTGTTTTTAGCCCAAAGCCCATCAACTATAGCAAGCTTCCCTTCCAGCTCCTTCATCTTCGCTATTTTCTGCGGTATTGTCTCCAAAGCAATCGATTTAAGCGTGTCATTGAAGGCTTTTGCCGCCTCTTTTGCCTTCTCCTGAGCCTGCAACGCCTTTTTTACGGCTTCATTCATTTTTTCGAGTTTACTTTTCGCTTCCTCTGCTTTCTTTGCCTGTTTCCCTAATGTTTTATTGTATAAGTCAGTCCCTTTTATCGCTTCCCATACCTCTTTGCCGTGTTCTCTCTGCTTTTCCGTTAATTCTGCCGTTTTTTCTTTTAAGTTATGTTGTTCTTCAGTCCATTTTTTAGTGGCTCCAGAGACCTTCAACAATAATTTATAGGTCGCCCCCATTTTGAGCAACATCCCTTTAGCCCCAGCGGTTACTTTTTCAAGTGTCGATACATTTTCTTTTGATACCTCATCAAATTCTTCTAGTGTGTTATAAAAATCTCGGAAACCTTTTTGGCTATCATAAATCGTCTTTGTGAGAGTTATTATAGCGACAGTTATTAATCCAATCGGGCCTAGCAATTTTGTACCCATCGCCACTCTCAATGCTTTAAATCCCTTATTAAGAGCCCCTATCGCTATTGCAGCCTTTCCGAATATCATAATTGCCGGACCTATCGCCGCCACGATAAGAGCCCATTTTATTACGTTTTTCCTTGCCTCTTCTGACAAATTAGAGAACCACAGAACGGCCGGCTGTAATTGATTCTTTATGAAGTTCCTTATGACCGGGACTACCACCTTCCCGATCTGCAACGCCACCTCACCCATAGCAGAGGTCAAAAGTTTGGCTTGGCCTTTGAGTGTATCCAGCTGTATCGCTGCCATTTCTGACGCCGATTCTGTGCCTGTTATTGTTTTCGTGTAGTCTTCTATCTTGTCTGCACCTTGCGCTATTGCCGCCGCCATCGCAGGACCAGCTCTCACTCCAAATATGTTTATTATGGCAGTTGCGTCTGCTCCGGCATCTTCGAGTTTCCTTATTATCTCTACAAGGCTGTTTGTTGCAGGATTAACGTCAGCCATAGAAAGCCCAAGACTTTCTAGCCCTTCCCTCGTTTTTCCTGTACCCTGCATCAATTTCGCTAGTGCCATTCTCAATGCTGTTCCGGCTGATGATGCCTCATACCCTGCATCATACAAACTCATAAGCGTTCCAGTCGTCTGTTCTATTGAATAGCCAACGGCATTTGCCAGCGGGCCTATATAAGTCATAGAGATTTTTAGCTTTTCAAGAGTCGCTTGTGAATTTCCGATCGCCGCAGCGAATACATTTGTAACTCTTCCCGCCTCTGAGGACGCCAGTCCGAATTGATTTAGAGAGGCTACTACCGTGTTTGTAGTAAAAGCCAGATCCGATTGGGTGGCTGCCGCAAGGTCAAGTGTCGGCTTGATAGCCACGGCCATTTGGTTCGCTTTCCAGCCTGCTGAAGCCATATAGTAGAAAGCGTCAGCCGCCTCTTTTGCGGAAAAGACGGTGGTCTTGCCCATTTCCCGGGCAACCCCTTCCATCATCTTCAGCTCGTCGGCTGTAGCCCCGGATACGGACTGGGCGTTTTTCATTGACTGCTCGAAATCCGCTGAGAACTTTACTGATGCCGCTCCTATCGCAAGAATCGGAAGGGTCAAAAACATTGTCAGGCTTTTGCCCAAAACTGCAGCCCTCTTCCCCAACGCTGCCATCTTGGCGTCGAATTCCGTTGTATTCGCACCAACAAGCGCGTAAAGTTTCCCTATTGAAGTCGCCATTTTAATATCTCATGCTAACGAGTTCTCTTCATAAAGTCTCCGATGCTTACTGTCCTTGAGGTCTTTTTGCCCTTCCTGCTCTCGGCTTCCATGTGCCTCATAATCTTGCTATGCCACCTGGCCATTTTAATTATCTTCGTTTTAGCCTTTTCCCATACTTCCCTGCTCTTATATGGGCTCTTTTCGGGCTCACCGAAGAATTCTGCCCCCAACAGCTTTTGAGGGGTTACGTTTTTCCCTCTCGGCAATTGTACATTTATAATCCATGACGCCAACCATGCCGTCCTCAACCATTCTTCCTGTCTCTTTTTGCCATGAGCATTTACTGCTGTCGTGAATTCCTGAATTGTTAGTTTATAAAACTCCTCCGGCTTTAACCCTATCAAGAATGACGTTTCGAGGGCAACTTCCCAGTCCCAGGGTTCTTCCTTTTCCGGGGCGTCACCCTCTCCACGTTTTTTGGTTTTTTGCTCATACCCAGATACGGCAATATCTTGTCTAAAATATCAGACAGGCTATCCCACTCAATGAGGCTTCCAACCTTTTCCTCTGTCAATTTCGGGTCGTCATCTAATAGACCTAGATACAAAACAAGCCGTATAACATTGAAGCTTTTCATTTTCGCCAAAAGAGTGCCAGGGTCAGTAATTTCCAGCCCTACCCTCTCTTCCAGCTCCACCAATGCATTCAGTGTTAGTCTGAACTTTCTGGGCCTGTCAAGATCAATCATAGTAAACGGTTTGTTTTCTGATTTTGTCTCTGTCATAAGACCTCCTTAAAAATTATAATGCTTACGTTTACGCTTACGAACTAACTGAGCCTAGCCACTGCTTGACTTCTCCTGTTATGATCAACGAAGCAGAATAAGTGGTTTCGCCAAAAACCGGCGCCGTGGTTGTCAATGAAGTAATGTAGCAGTTACAGGAATAAACGAACGATTCCAAAAAAACCTTCTCTCTCAACGTGAAAACTACTGCAAATAGGGACCTGTTTGCAAAAAGAGTAAACAGGTCGTCGAATTGCTTCGGTCCGGCTGGTACTACATCCTGCACCACAATCAGCCCATCGATATCAAAAGTCCCACCAAGATCAGCCACATAATTAGTCCGCCAATAACTCGTGCCCCTAGCAACGAAATTCCCATACGTTGCCGCGTCCAGGTTCATTGTAAATGTTCTTGTTGCGGCTATTGCCTGGGGCGGCGTGCCAATAACAAACGTACAAAATTCACCAGGGATTGCTATTTGGTCAGCCATTTTGAGCCTCCTTAAAATCGGGGTGCTTTAAATTAACCTCTAAGGTTTCACCCCTGTTTATTTTTCTTAAAAAATCCTTATTCTTTGCAAGTTTTTTACCGTTAGATTCGTTTATGGTCTTCATCAGATTATACATATATTCAGGATAAAATATTCCTCTCGCATTTTTGTAATCCCAGATTGCTTTTCTGCTGTTTTCAACCCAGAATAACAACCCTCTCTTTTTCCTTATCTTTGGCCACGTGTCGCCTCTGTGCCTGCGTCTCAGATAGCCAGGTGTTTTTTCTCCGGCATGATGAAGGCAAATAACCTCATCAGTTACGCTGCATCTCCAAGCTGTATCAAGCTTTATGTGAATTGCAAAATCTATATGCTCTCCTCCGGACTTCAAATCGCTGTCCCATCTTATGTCTTGATTGTTTCTCAACAAGACAAAATTACTGGCCTGATCTGCATAATGCCATCTCACGCCATTCGATACAATCCATTCTGGATTCACTATCGGATACGAGAAAAGCATTTTGTCTTTCCTATTGATTTCCAATTGCTGTGCCCAAAGTGCCCTGGCTCCGCTATCTAGATCAATCGCCCCAGCTATCATCCCGAGTCCTGGCTCCGCCTCAAGAACAGCCTTGAATTTCTCGATTTCCGATTCCTCAGTGAGTTCCATGTCGTCCTCTAATAATAGAATATAGGGGAAATCCTTTAAGTTGTCCAATGCAACGTTTCTGGTCTTGCTTACCCCGCTATCAAAAGGAAGAATTACATAGTCAATATTCATCCTGTCCAGAAAATTAATAAACCGCTCGTCCTTATGCCTTCCATTATCTGCCACAAGCACCTTTATATCTGGGTAGAATTTCCTTATGCTAGATAAACATTTCATGCAGTCGTTCTCCCTCATAAAAGTAGTGACCACTACCGCCACGTCATCTAGTCTCATTTTTTGCACACCGTTATTAAAAAAGTCAATATCCCGTGATAGCTGTATCCGCTATCCTTTTTCATCCTCTCTATCTTTCCGGCCTTATATACTTTTCCACAATCCTGCCAACCAACTATCGTTAAGGCATCTGCTGTCACCAGTTCCACTATCTCTTTCATTATACCGGCAGCCTGAAACCTGCCACCTGAATCCTTGCTGTAGACATGAATCGGCACAACAACCATCCTGCCCTTAACTCCCCGGGCTTCCATAGGCTCATCAACCATGTCGCCAAAAGTCGAATACGGTAGGCCTGCGCCTTCCGGGACCTCATCGTATAATCCTCCTGTAATACCGATTAGAAGCGTATGCAAAGTTGTCTGCAAGGCTTCAATTGGATAGCTTGTGTTGTCGCTCATAATTTTATAGCCGCTCCCAACGCGATCACCAAAGCCGCCTTGTATTTCTCTCTGTTCATAGCAAATGCGGGCCACAGATAAGGAGATGTATAATTCTCGACATCCTCTGCATACTCCACATTAGTACCCACAGAAGCGTAAAAACCACCCATTTCCTTCGGGGGCTGCCCGACTCCATCTGAGCCAGAGCTTGGTTTCCTTCCGGCCTTTGCCGATGTTTTCCCTGTAACCTTGCCATACGACATACCACTGCCTGTCCAGTTTACGGAAATCGATGCTCTCAGCCTGCCCGTATCGACCGGACAATTATGGACTAAAAATCCATTCGCGATAAACGTTCCCTTACCTCCATTAATTACTAAATCGATAAAATGAGGACAATATTTTGGGGTTTTTATTCTTTTAATCTTCTTGACCTTCAACTCAATAAGTCTAATATCGCCTAAACCACATGATAAGTATTGAGATAAACCAGTCATCGTTATATTATTAATCTCTTCCTCACTTAAATGGATTAATCGATAATCTGGTTTTAATTTTTTTATTTCTTTATCTCTTTTATCCTCTTTATTTTTATCTCGATGCCAGTGCTCGCCATCGCATTCCAATAAAATCTTCATGTTTGGCAAAGAAAAATCTGCCCAATATTTGCAAACTTTAAATTGATGGATATAATCAATATTTAATTCTTGTAATAATTTTTTGATCTTCCTCTCTAGTTTTGTAAAGAAATGATTTTTCGCACAAACAGCATTCGGATGTTTCTCAGGATATTTCTTATAAAATTCAGCAAGCGTTCTACCTTGTCTTGCATGATATTTTTTTACTTTTTCTGGATTATTCTCTCTCCATTCTTTCCCTTTCTTTATAATTAATTCACTGTCTCTTTTTTGGGCAAATTCTTTTGCTTTAACGTGTCCTATTTTCAAGCCCTTTTCTCCTTCTCCGTGTTTATATTTCCATTTTCCGCCACAAGATTGAGAACAAAAAACACTAAAAAAAGGCTTTAATTTACCACATTCTTTACATTTTGAAGCAAGAAAATATATTTTTTCGCCCTCAATAATATCACCGAATTTTTTCCAACCCAGACTTGTTTTTATTATATGTTCTGGGCTTGCTGAAATAGACGAAAATGTGCCTTTTATTTGCGTTAAACCATTATTTATGGCGTTTATATAAAGCCTGATAATTTCTTTAGGCTTACTTTTTACGATTTGTTCTACTGGCTTCATTTTTCCTGATTCTGTAACAATTAATTCACCTGTAGATATGTCTTTAATTGGCTTCCAGCCATCATTAGTCAAAACTTTCGTTCGTGGATGAACACACAAAATTTTGGCGTCGTTATGAATCTGATAGGCAGTCATCAGCGTCGCTTTTTTGACTGCTTCTCTCACCTTGACCGGCAATAACTTACAATTTGTAAGAAATACCTTACCAGGCTTAACAACGATTTTCGGCCTTATCATTTTTATATCCAAGCCCCATTGTCGGGGTCAAGCTGATGGGGTTCACTCCCCAATCTCCATCAGGAGACGGCATCAGCTGATCAATCTCACAGATAACTCTCGCGTCAAACTGGACGTCTGCCACAACCCCTCTAGCCACCAGATATTGCATGTTTAATATACAGGCATAAGCTACGTTGCTCAACATCGCTTCCCTTATCAAGGTAGCCTCAATTGGCTTATATGAAAAGATGACCTTCAGCATCTCTTCTGGATCTGGCATTGCCAACACCCAAGATTTTTGCGTGTCTTCAACCATTCCAGCCCAGTCTCTCTTCTCCCATTCTTCAAGGTATCTTTTAAGGACAGTCCTAGGTTCTCTAGCGTATTCACTGTCTTTAAATCCGTTAATTTTCATGGGTTGGTTATCTCCTGTAAACTTAATGTTAAATACAAGTTTTGCTCATCCCAATCTTCAATCATTTTAATATCATAAAGCCTGGTGCCAAATTTCACTCTATCTCTTTTAATTATCCCGGGCTTATACATAATATAAGCAACAGTTACCGGGAACGCCTTTTGAGTATCGAAATACAGCGCCTCGTTTACTTTCGGCTTCGGGTTGAATCTTATCGGCACATTGTTATATCTTACCAACCACGTTTTCGTGAGCTGGGCGCCGGCCCCTACGACACTACTCAAATACAGTATTTTGCATTTAGTCCCGGCCTTCTCAATCATGCTCTTGATGCTCAATACAAATCTCCTACCAGCGGTCTTTGGTATGCCTTCAATTCGCTATATTCCTTTGAGTCCAGAACCTTCTTTAGCACATTTTTGCTTTCGCCTTTACTGTAGCTATAATCGCCCAGCTTCTCCGACTTAAGGCTTTCCCCACCACTTTCCTCTCTCTTGTCATCCATATCCTTAACCAGCTTGAAAACACCGTGCTTTATCGCATAAGGAACTGTCAAATATCCAGCGGTATAGGTAGTGAATATATTCCTATCGCCTGACGAAAACCCAGAAGGCCTGTAAATCCTTCCTTCATTTTTATCAATTTCATAGCCGTCTAGCGGATCGTCTGGTATGCACAAGTCAGCATATACATCCTTTCCGTAAAGATTTGCCTGCTCGAATAGTTGGGTTGACGGATAACCGTTAAAAGTCGATGCAATGACCTGAGCATTCCAAGAAGCAACCGCATTTATTGCCGCTGCCATTGTCGTAATCGTTGGGTATGCCACAAATGTCAATTCTGCCCCTGATACTCCATCTACCGTAAGCACAACCCCCGTTGCCGTTACTGTGATATAAGCATTCCTTTCAGTCGTGCTCGTGTATTTTGCTCTGATCACATCAGCCACGCCCTCACATATTTGCGAAATTGCAGTAACCGGATAATTGTCAAGCTCGAGATATACACTTCCGTGGCCATCATACCGTTCATTTAAGTAATCTCTTGTCAGGATTTTCCGCCTCAAAAAGTTTTCCACGATCTGACTGGCGCTGTCAATCAGCCTCTCCAGAGTATAGTTATCATAATAAATCAGCGTCAATTCGTTTACTTCTAATAGACAGTTAGTCGCAGAACGGTTCTTCAAATCAATAGAACTTGCCATCGACCAACCTTCTAAATTCGCTGTCCAGCCAACATAATTATTTATAAGCACCGCCAATTTACCAAGATTATAACTGGCAAGTATGCAGGTGGTTGCTATTACCGCTCCCGGGTTTACCGTCAAATCATCTATTGTAAAATCAGTATCTAGAGTCAATGCTGTTATTTCATATGTTTTCCCACTAACCGAGACATCCCCGGCAAAGATAACTAAATCGCCAATATTCAAATCTTGCGTGTCTGCTGTTGTGCAAATCCCTAGAGTGATATCGGTAACAACTACTGGAGTGCCACCCGTTAGGTCAATGGCGTGGTCTGTCCCTGTTCCGGCAGTTTTGTCCAGCGTTAAAATATTTCCTGATTTCTTAGCGGTCGCAGCAGTTCCATCATCGCTATATAGCGATATGGCATCGGCCTCGATGTCGTTGTTGCTCAGGCCGGCAAGTGCCTTGTATTCCTCTAAGGTTAAAAGCGCATATGGGTCTAACATTTAAGCCTCCTACATATATATCCGAGCGATTCCAGTTTAGCTCTGGCATACCGGTTCTTTGGATGGAATCCTACGAGGCTGTCATCCGGTCTCCAAAGCCGTTCTTTTAGGTCAATCATTTTTCATACCTCATCATGCTCTCACAATAAATGTTTTTGTGCCAAGTTAGGTGATTAATATACCTGCTTGCGATTTGATTAAATGCTTTCAGCTTACCTTTTTCTATAAAATACAGTTTAAAGCCAAGCTCTCTCAGCGTGACCAGGAAAGCCCGGGGGTCAAATCCTGAAACCCTGAGCAATTGCGGGAAAAACTCTATCATTAGATTTATGTATGCAAACTCCTCAAGTATTTTCTTCATCCCGTTTATGACCAAAGGCTCTGAACCCTCTACGTCAATCTTAATGAAATCAATATTGAAATCAATGTCAGAGAAATAATTGTCAAGCGATATGGTCTCAATCCGAATTCCTTGAACATTATTAGTTCTTTTAAAAAGCATGTTGTTTCCCGTGTTCCCAGGATTCAGATATAACGTTGCTTCCTCCGATCTATCAGAGACGGCTTTGGGGATGAGAGTCGCATTCTTATAACCATTGTAATCAACGTTTTTTTGCAATAATTTAAAATTTCTAGGCGATGGCTCAAAAGCGTATGTCTTTCCCTGCCGCCCGACACACCTTGCCATTATCAAAGTGAAATAACCAATATGCGCTCCTATGTCTATGGCCACATCACCCTTTTTTAGCGTCTTTAATACAAGGGCGGTTTCGTTAAGCTCATGACCCTTATTATTAAACAAATTTTTGGATATAAGCTGATCTTCAGGGTCTAAATACATAATATGGTTCAATACTCGTGCCTTCATTTTTCGTGCCCTTCATTAAAATATTTCTCGTAATTCATTCTTACAAAATTGTTTCTCATTATCCAGTACCCGGGAATATTGCAAAGCGAATTTTTATCATTAGCTTCAAGGGTATTCCCCCATTCTATTGTAGGAATAACAAATATCTTTGCTTTTGGTCTTTGCCTGCGAAGCTCAAATGACCAGAACAGATCGTCCAGCAAATAGTTGGGGCACTTGGTTATATCAATCATAAAATTCTTCCGATGTCCAAACAGCAGTCGCCCTGCCCAATCAACTTCCTGAATTTCTGTAATCAGATCTGCCCTTTGCAGCGGATAGCTTTGGTAGCCGTGTTTAGACAGCTTTCTCCCGAATATGGTTATTACTTTCAGTTCGTCATCCAATGGAATTTTATTGAATCCGGCCATGAGTTCCGCAACCAGATTTTGCCCCGGCATGATGTCGTCATCGCTTATCAGAACCATGTCGTTCTTAAGAATCTGGGCTGTTTTGAATTTGATATGACTGCCTTGCCTTTTGGAGGCTCTTATCACTGTGACTTTGCTGGAATATTTTCTTTCTTCTCCTGAATCATCCCAGACTGTTATGTCATCAACCTGCGGAGACCATGCCTGTAGCACATTTTTAAGGTATTTGAACCGCTTCCAGACAGGAATAAACAGCGATATTTTCATAAGATCTCCAGTATTTTTTTAACTCTGTTTGAATATTTATAATTATTAAGAACCCTCTGCCTTGCATTTCTGCCAAGCTCTAACCTCAGTCCTGGATCTGACAACAGAAATTTTATCTTTTCGACAATATCGTTGCTACCAAATGAATACAACACTTCTTCAAAAGAATTAAACTCTTTCTCTATACCTTTCACATATTCAACAAGGCAACAAGTCCCCGTAGCGGCTGCCAAATAAATCCGATTACTCCAGTAGTTTTCCTTGATTTCAGAGGGCGGCCTGGGCACGAAAGCGATTTTTGCTTGCTGGTACGCATCGAAAAAATCTTTCCCGTAAACACTAGCCTTCAAAGTCAATTTTTTCAGCTCAGGAAGTTTGTCTCCATTGCTTGAAGTATAAATAATACTTTTGAACTTTTGTCCGATTTTCTCTAAAGCCTGTATTCTTTCCGGCTCTCTGTCATATATCCCTCCAGTATAAATCACATCATACGGCCTGTCTTCATTGTTGCCGAGTGTATAATTGAAATCTTCTGGATCGACCCCCTGGCTTAAATGCAGATAATTATCAATATGGTTTTCCCAAGGGAAGTCGTGATCCGTTGTAATCAGCAGGTCTATATATGGGATTATTTTCCTGATGTTTCTGTTGCGCATTTTATTCATTCCGTCAATATCACTACAAGAATCAAAGTTCCATATAGCAAATTTTGCCTTCGGGGCCTTCGCTTTCGATATCCATACATTCAAGAACATCCGGTAACTGTACAGAAGTGAATTAAACCCTAGAATGAAATCAGCGTCTCCCGCCTTTGTCGATGCCATTTCAGGACTCACAAAACTAACATCATGACCCAAGGACCCGAAAGCCTTGCCGACCCGGTAACCGTTTGATATGTCATTTGACATCGCATATTTGTCAGTTACGATTAGAACCTTCATTAATTAGCCTCTAACATCGTGCCCAATTATCGGGTTTATCCCGCATAATATGCATTCTTTGGATTGATTTGTGCTCATCCAGACCTTTTTCCCTTAACTCCAATAAAAGCGTTCTTTGTGCCGATCATGGACACCCTGGCCCCGAATCCTGTGTTATTGTAATAAACTCAAACGGGGCTGCGATGTTACTAGTTATGGCGGTATTATTTGCAATTAAACCAATAATGACTGCGGGGTCTTTTGTATTAATCCAAGCCCACGGAGTTAACGTATAGAGTAAAGTGTAATTAATGCCGTCTTCACTGTAATAAAATAAAATATCTATTGCAGCATAAGCATGTGCTTTTATTCTAATCTTTAACCATATTGGAAGCGTCGCTACAGCTGCATCTGCAAGCCCTCCGCTTATATGAGCTATGTCTATCATTGATATCCCGTCTCTCCCATTAACGGTTGATTTAAGCCTACAAATTCCATAAAATCCCTGAGCAGTATTAGTTATTGGGTTCATGGCAATAAACAATCCTGCGGCAGTTTTATCATTTACAGTATAATCATTTAGCTTTGTAATAACTTCACAGGGATATCCAGGAACACCAGTAAAGATTTTAGGAGCCATATTGTCCGAATCATTCAATACAGCTATTACATTATTCTTTACTTCAATAGTTAATAAACCACCTGCCTCTACTATCGTTTTATTCGCATCCGTCTCATCCGTTTTCCAAGCCCAATAAATAGCCGCGTCTGCAAAATTGTCAGTGAAGACCGGTGTTGAAGGCGGTACTACCAGCTCAGCCGGTCCCCATGTCCCTGCAGTCCCATCATATTTCAGGTAATATCCATCTGTTGCATCCACGCTACTGACATCCTTAATCGCACTCAGCTTGAATAGAACTGGCCTGAACGACTGGGCATCTGCAATAATTAGACCGGCCAAAAGGATTGTTACACACAATAAAAATATACCTAGTGCTTTCTTCATCATGCTACCTCCTTAAAATGAAATCCCTGCGTTTATCGCAGTGCAGTTCCCTGCTCCGTTTCCTACGACAACTCTCTCAAGCCTTATTTTTTTAGCTCCCCAGAATGGGAATGGCACGTTGACTCTAACAACGCCATTTACTGCTCGCTCATCCGTGTTCACTGCTATTTCAAACGTTTCGTCATCAGTTGACCAGTTTGTCCCATCTGCGGAAACAGACCATTCAAACTCGATCTTCACTGCCGCAGGGGCAGCTGGCGTAAACCATATTGTTAGCCCGCCCACTGCCGGATAGCGTGAAATATCATATTCTATGCTTGTGAAAGCTCCCCCATGAACAGCTATAATGTTGTTATTCACGTCAATGGCAGCCGTCAGGAACTCCATATAATAAGTCTGGTTCGCAACCGCCGGTAAAAACAGAACTATGAACGCAATCAAAAAAATCAGAATGGTTTTTTTCATCTCTAGCCTCCTATGCATAGACAGAGAGCAAAGGCTCAAAGATCAAGCCAATGCTCTCCACCTTTTAATTTTCGTTATCCGTTATCTAATCTGAACTACCTTAAAGTAGTCAATATCCCATTCTACTGCTCCAGCTTCTCCATTTAAAACTGCAAATGTCGGCTGCATTGCAACGATTGGAATGTGCGTGGTGTGAGTAGCGACGAGCACTCCATCTACATATAAATAACAGGTTGTAATTCCGTCGCACCAGAATCCGAACTTGTACCATGTGGCAGGGGCGAATGTAAGCACTCCCGGTGTAGTTGTTGCTACACCTCCAATCTCAGTTAAAGCGCCAACTTCCGCAGTGGCATCGGCTTTCTGAAAGAAAATACCGTCATTTACGCCAGGAATAACGGTTGTATCTGTAATTGCCAATCCTATTAGAAACTCACTCTCAACGTGCTTCGCTGCGGTAACCAATTGCATTTTCGCTTCGAACCAAAGTGGTTTTGCGGCAGCAGGAATAAAAATATCCTCTGGTAATTTTTTTTGAATCTGGACACCATCATCATCCAAAACATCTGTTGTGAGCCTTAGAATTCCACCTTTGCCATTCTGCAATCCAACTGCTCCACCAACTCCAATTATCGTCTGTGTCCAGTCAGCAGTTGTCCAAGCGAAAAAATCCTCCATGTAAGTAATCCCAACTCCTGGGTCAAGTGATGCCAACTGAGGGCAAGTTTCCCACAGGGACACTCCCTTCTGAGGGCTGTAATCCTTGTCCCTAAAGGCCATATTGTAATTTCGCCAATATGCTTGTGTCTTCATAATGCACCTCCTGTGTGCAATGGTAGAGGGACTTTATCCAGCCCCTCTACCAATATGGTTACTTCTCTATTCTGTGAAAGCCTTCTCCGCGAGTCCAATCGCGCTTGTGGACTTCCTCAGTTTTAATTTTAGGCGATTCTGAAATCATCTTGTTTGCCGGTGAGGCTTTGACAGCCTTTGTCTTCCTCTTTCGAGGCTTTTTCTTTTTGGCAATCGGGGTCTTTTTAATAACCCCCAGATTTTCCAGACTTGCCTTGAATCTTGGATTCACCGAGACCAGATAATCACCTTTCCTGTGATTTCCCCAGTTCTTTATCAGTTTAACTTCCATCTTCAGATCCTAATGACCGTCATCAGGTAACATAAGCAGGCGGCGAGTACCTCAGCGGGAATCTGTGAATTGTGCAACCAACAAATCCAGCATTTGCTCCGACGGCAGAAATATGAGCGATTATCGATTTGAAACCGTTCGCTATATCCAGCTCCGAAGCGTTGGCCTCAAGGATGCTTATGGCCAAATCTGTAGCCGCGGTGAATGTCATTGTCTTTCCAGCAATGATTTTAACAAGGGTGAGAGTTCCGTCTGCAACTGCCGAAGCAACCGCTTCGTCTACCTCTATCGTGGTCACTCCTCCTGCGTAAGCAGATTCTGCCGCATCTACCGTGTATATCCCATCGTTACCCGTGCTACCCGAAATCACCAGCAATACTCCTACTGTAAACAATGCGGTAAGGTCTCCCGCTATACCGAAATTACCTGCTTCTGCTCCACCCGACGTCACTGCAACTACAGGATGGTCTTCCGATCCCTGATAGATACTACAAATAACGTCACTCGCAAGAACTCCAGCATTGAAAAACACTGCTGCATGATGAGCCAATGACATGGAGGTAACAAGGCTTACAAAAGCGGCAGCATTGATGTCCTGAGGATAAATCCCGAGAGTTGTTTTGATTGTTTTTTCAAATTCTGTATGTGCCATCGTGTCCTCCTATACTCTCTTCTTGAGAGTTATGAACGGGGATTGCGGGTTGCCGTTTTTGGGAGTGAAAACAGTCGGCCACCAGGGCTGACCGTCCATCCTGAATACAAACCTGAATGCTGTCTGGTCGTAGAGGAACATCAAATGAATCGATGTCGCTGTCTTGATTCCTGCGCCTGCGCCTCTTTTCTGTCCAACCATATACTGACTCCAGTCTATTAGCGCAATATCACCTTGCTGTCCGAGAATCGGGGAGTGTTCAGACCAGATTATTCTTTTGCCCATCAGGGTGTCAAAAGGCTTTGCACTGAAACCGTTTGCAGGTAGATAAACCGGCGCTCCGCCTGTTCCTACTGCCATCGCCATCGCCATCAACTGCGGGAAGATGCTGTTATTCGCTACCCAAACAACATTCGGTATTGATGCTGGATGCACCCTGCTCCACATGTCGGCGATGTTCTGCCAGACTATAGTACCGGCTGCCTGTCCTGCCTGAATGGGCACAGGAATTAACGCCGGGCAATTCAAAACCCCGAGAGGCTGTCCAACTCCAGTTCCTACCAGCATTGATTCGTCAACTTTCCACTTGATGACGTTCCCGGATTTCTTTGTGAGCAAGGGCTCCATCGAAATCGGGGAGTCTTCCAGTAATTCGTCTGAGCTGTAAACCAACACCACCAGCTTATTGAGTTCAAGAGTAGTCTTTCCGAATTTCGGCTTCGTTGGCAATTTTGTCCCAAGTTCGTCCAGCCAATAGGCCATCATAGCGCCGTACAAATACGTTGTGTGCGTGAAATCCTTGATAAAAGGAATGTGGACTGTGTTTCTTGCCATAGGGATAATATCCGCCATAGGTGCGAAATCAGCATTGGTAAAACCTCTCTCCATCAAATTGGCTGAATATTCCGGGGGGATAAGATAACCACCCTGTTCTGGATCGCTTATTACTAATGACGGATCACCGTAATCCGGCTTACCGCTCATGATAATCTTCTCGTATGCCTCTACATCACTTGTCCACTTCTTGAGTCTGGGGGCTAATTCCCGGACCTGAGGCTTTGATGCCACATACACGTCTTTCGCAAACATCGAATACGAATCATACCCGCCTGATTTACTCAAGCCCTTGAGCTCGTTTCCGCCATCTTTTCCTACATCAACATCACCCCGGGGACCTGGCAGATTTGCCAGCTTTTCAATCTCTTTTTCCAGTGCTTTTTTCAGGTCTTTCTGCTCGGACACCACCGAAGCCAATTCAGTCTTGATCTGTTCCTTCAGTTCACCCAGCTTGACAAACCCTTGGCTCATGACATTCGACTCAATAATTGATGATACAAGCTCTTTAAGGTCTTTTAATGTGAATTCGTTTTTTTCTTCTTGTTCTTTTCCCAACTTTCTATCTCCTTAAAAATTTCTAGTCTCAACCTCTTTCAACTCCGCTTCACTGCCCCTTGAAAATTACTCCGCAAGCACTTCGCCTTTCGGCTACTCCGGGCTCGCTTCATTTTCTACTGGCAGCTACTTCACTAAAATCTACTCAAAAATCAAGAATAGATGCTATCTCAAATAGTCCTTAAATGGACTTTAAAAGCGTTATTCATAAAATAATCACTATTTATCATATTTTCAACTATTTTGTTCCTTTTTTAGTCATTACATCCTAAGTTATTGTTAATAAAGAAGTTATCAAGTTCGCTATTTGACCGTAGTGAACAAGTTCAGTCGATGTGTGTGTAGTTATATTAATAGTCATTTCTTCTTTATTGCACTTTTCCTTTTAAAAAGTCAAGCTTCTCCTGCACTATTTTTCTCAAATCCAATTTCTCTACGAGTTCCTCAGCCAACTTTTTGGCCTGCTCTTTGTCAATAACTTTTATCACTTTATCACCATCCTTGACGGCTTTAACTGGTGGCTTCAACTTCGCTAATTCAAAATTTATTTTTAATTTTTTGTCGTCTCCGCTCCTTTCCTCTTCCTCAGCCTCAGACTCAGAATCTCTCTCTTCCTCTACCGCTGTTTCTTTCAACAAAACAGCCAACGCTTGTGCCGCCTCATTCATCTTGCCGTGACAATCCGTGAGCAGCCTCCGGTTCTTTGCCGAGATTACTCTGCCTGATCTCATCTCCATTATGTCATTTTTCAGTAAGCTAAACTCCTCTAACAGATTCTTTGCAATGTCAATGTCCAATGTCTCTACTTCTTTCGCCGGCTCGAACTTGATTCCGTCATGATCTTTGCAATGCTTGCTTGCCTGTGCCGAAGTCCATGCATCCTTCGGATACCTGAATCCCTGCTCTGTCATTGTCGTTTCACCCTTCAGCCTTCCTGCTATGACTCGGTATTTCTTGCCGTCACTCGTTCTTGAGTAGCTCCGGAATGACCCAGGCGTGAATAAATTAGGATTTTTTAATCGGCATGAATGTTCTTGTGGAAATGGCATGTTACACCTCCTCTTGAATTGTTCCTTTTAATATGGTATAATTCATATTATGAAAAAGAAAACAATTTTGAAAAATCAAATTCTTAAATCTAAATCGATAATTCATTGGGAAAACGAATTTCAAAAAGTTGATCCAAATGGGGCAAAAAGGCTTATGATTAATATATCTTGTGGTAAATGTGGCAATATTCGTGCATGGCGGAAAGACATAGTTTTGAAAAGATTGAAAACTGGCATTTTTACTGGTGTTTGTAAGAATTGCTATCGTTTTCTTACATGGGAAGAAAAGAATAGAAATCGTCCTCTTCAACGAAAACCTACTAATCATGGATATATAAAAATATTTCTTGGGAAGCATCATCCAATGGCTGACAAAAGAGGCGAAATCTATGAACATCGTTTTGTAATGTCTAAATCTCTTGATCGTCCTCTTGAAACTTGGGAACATGTTCATCATAAAGATGGGAATAAAACTAATAATTCTCTTGAAAATCTTGAACTTCATCCTAACAGCGAACACTATACAATTAGAAAAATGAAAAATTATATTTTTAAACTTGAATCTATTCTTATTGCTCATAATATCCAACTTCCTCATCACTAATTTTCTCACCTTCTTCATAAAGTTTTTTGAACTCTTCCGGGTCTAAGCCCTCTACGCTATCCCAATTAAGATTTTCATATTCCTCAACAGTAAGCCCTAATTGCTTTCTTGCTTCCTCTTCATCACTCCTACCCGGCCCCGGACGCTCTACCCTTCTCATTTCTCCTCCGCATTTCGGGCATTTTATATCAGCACAATGTTCGTCACTTCCCATCTTATAACCACATTTAATACATTCACATTCATATTTTGCTTTCTTTTCCTCAGGAAATATTTCCGTCAATTCCTCATCGCTGTAATCTTTAAAGTCAGGAGGCTCCTTGTCCCAATGTTTATAATGCGATTTCAGATGATCATAGACGCTTTTCCTGTCTCCACCCGGGATTACTACTCCGCCACGAGCCCCAAGCAATGCCCCCATAGCTGCCGAAACCCCGCGCCATACAGCCTTCTTGTCTCCTGCTCTGTGATGTGGCAACTTATAGCTTGATTTTTTGTCTGCATTTCCTGAATCATACCATGCGCAGATTATTTTCAGCGCATCAACATCTGCTTCCCTTATCTCTCTCGGTCCATCCCAAGCTGTTCCCTCATCTGCTGCTCCATGATCTGCGTAAGGGATTGCCCCTTTAACTTCCGCCTGTGTTTTATCCTCATCCTTCTTTTCCTCTTTGAGTTCTTCTTTTTTCTTATCATCTTTACTCAAAGCCCCCAAGTCGATAATTTTTTTGCCATCCTCTTTCCCTCCTTCTAACTTGGCCTTCAACCTGTTTATGTTTTCAAGATTCAATCCCATCTCCTTAATCAGATCGTCTGATAAGTCGTAACCTTTAGCCACTTCCAGAGTCGCCGCTTCTGGATTCGATGGGACAGCACAGGCCGAGTATTCCAACAATTCCCAGACGTCATGGACATACCTCACCTCACCTGACTTCGGGGGCTCACCTATGGAAATTGAAAGCTTTCCGTCCCCCTTTTCTGGTTTATGACCTTTCAGCGGTATGAATCCAACCGACCACATCCTCAGCCAATCTTCTTTGAACAAGTTATAAATGCTTGCCGCCTTTGGGCTCGTCAGAATGAACTGCGTCAGAGCCACCAAGCCTTTCTCATCATGTTCAATTTCGAGGTTTTTGCCTATAATATTATCAGGATCCGAAGGGTTATGAGACCACAAAACCATCGGATTCTTCTTGTAGTTCTTGAGCTTAGCTCCTTTCGGCATCATTATCTCATGGTCTCTGTCCAAAGCCATTGTCGATATGTAATGCCGTACCTGCCCTTCCGGCAAGCCCTTCGTCACCTTCTTGTCCTGAACATAAAACTTCCGGATAAAAGGAATATCCCCGGCGCTGCGGTAAGGCACTTTGGGACTTTTCAATATATCTTTTATCGCCTCTTCCCTTAAATCGTTCCAAGAAACTTTTATCTCAGAAAGCTTTAGTCTTTGTGTCAATATTTCCTTTGCCATTTTAACCCTCCTAAAATTATTTTCATGTTTCTATTCATTAACCGCATTAAACTTCCTTTAAAATAGCCAAAAGTGTGCATCGGCAGTCTGGGTGTAATGGACAATGCTGGATTTCCTCATAATCAAAAGGCATGGTTTTACCTGTTTCAAAAGTATGCTCTTCGCCCAGCTTAAAAAATGGCTCTTCTAAAGGCATGGTCGCTCCATCCATTTCTGCGCATTCCGGACAGCAACGTGCGTCCATCGTACTTAACCACTGCTTCCCCTCAACCACTCCACTCTGCATCATACCTATCCAACCGCCTCTGTTCGATGCCTTCAGGGTTTCCGTTCTCGCTATCAGCGTAGCTCTGGCTCTCGATGCTGCGAATATCTCTGCCACCCGGGCTCTGATCTTTGGGATGCTTTCGCCATCAGCTATCCCTTCCATTAGGCTTGTTCTCAGCTTTTCATGCTGTGTGTCTGTTATTGACCAGGCGGCGTTTTTCGAGTTTGTCGCTATCCATTCAATCACTCTCGGGTCCATCTTGTCAAATGCTATCTCAAGGCCAAGGTCATCCAAGGCATATTGGCCTCCCGATTCAAGCGGAGTAGCTGTCAATAATTTGCCATCTGCCGTCAATGTTCCACGCCACTTCTGCCTGTTAAACAGCCATTGGTTAACGTCGAACCCATCTTTACTGCTTTTATTGTAAATTTCATACAAATATTTAATTTTTCCAAGAACCTCTTTTTCCATTTCGCTATATCTCTTTCTGAGCTTCCGTTCGTATTTCACTATAAACTTCTCATTGCGTCTCAAAAACTCCTGTGGCCTATTTCTCTTTAAAATCTCTTTACTTTTTTCTATTGCCTTACCGTAGATCGCTTTTGCAATCATGGCTATTATTTTTTCCTTAACGATATACTCCAGCAACTTATCGGCAACACAATTGCAGAATTTCTCTTTCAGGTTGACGTCTCTCATTTTATTTTCTTCATTATTGCCTTCGCAACACCGTCAGCCAACTCCTCGAAATTATCGGCTATCTTTATTCCTTTGCTTTCTTTCTTTGGGGGGATAGCCGGCGCACTGCCAAATGGAAGCATGTTCATTGGAAGTATAGGAACATCCCCCCAGTCAACCTCGTCTTCCCCTCTCTTTGCTCTCTCCTGATTGACAGAACTGTATGCCGTCTTGAGCCTGGACTCCATTTCCTTGAGCTGGAAGTCCCTGTCCTCGGGTATACAATTATCAAAAGCACAAAAAATGCTGCCATCATCATAAAGTTTCAAAAGCTGTTCATTCATTTTCTGCTCGTAAAGCTTTAGTTTCGGGTCAATGGTATCTCTCATATACTGCCTGTAAGCTACCGTTGCGTTTGCCAGGTTAGACTTGTCGGGTGACAATAAAGGCATGGGTACGCCAAGACCGTCTGCGATCTCTTCCCGGGTCAGCTTTCTCCCCTCAAGATGATTCAGGTCCCTCGGTCTTATAGATATCGGTTTGTACTTCAGTCCGCCTTCCAGTAAAGCTACCTGCCCTGTTTTATCTACCCCTCCGTATGTCTTTTGCCAATTCTTCTTAACACGATTATACTGCGTAGTCGTCAAGTCCTCGTCTGATTCAAGGACTGCATCCGGCCTTGCCTGGTTCTTGAATATCGCGTGTTCATACTTGTATATCTGGGCGTTGACCGTCACCGGATCCGCCAACCCTTCTATCGGACTCATCCCTACCGCTCTGCTTCTCAGGTTCGGGTACTTGTGGTGGACTATTTCCTCAACATCAAAAGGCACTTCATTCGTCCCAACCCTATAAACAAATCCTTGAATGTAATCATCAAAAGTCTTCCCTATCGCCGGCTTCATGTACTGAGTTTCCATAACCCAGAGTTGCCACGGCACTCCCAGCTTGTTCTTCCTGATCCACCAGTAACTATTGCCTGTTATGCCCATGAAGCTCTCTGTAAGCATCCATAAATCAGCCTGATTCAGCAAAGGATTGACGCTTTCCATCATCGTTAAGAATGGATGTAAAAGCACCTCTTCTATTTCCACATCCTTGCCCAACCAAAGCCTAAGACCCGGATTTTCATACAGGAATTTGAGCTGTTCTTTTTCAACCTTTCTTGTCGGCGTAACTTTGTATCCGGGAGAACCCTTCTGTTTTTTAACATACAGCCTTAGCTTCTGCCTAGATATCTGCCTGGCATTGTACTGGACACATATATAGACCCAGCTTTTATTGTATTCCAACTGCGAGGACGGGTCGCTTAATCGTTCTTCGACACCTTCCCCCCATGTATTGCTTCCTCCCCAGATGCTTTCATCCCCAACGTCTGGAGAAGACCAACCCCTTGCTTTAAGCCCAATGCTTAAAACTCTCCTTCTTTTGCTGTAATTTATATTTATCGGTATTTTCATTGTTATGCCACCCTCCGAACCCCGGGCTCTCTCTTTTTCTTTATATATCTTCGCACAAAATACTTCGTTTCGTCGCACGTGTGATCGTTTTCTTTAATGGGCACTCCATTCTTTTCCGAATAGCTACCAACCTCTCTAATCCAAGCCTTGCACTTTCTGTTGACATAGAAAAGCGGGTTGCCAAGAACGGGAGCCAGGGCGTCTCTAACTGCCTCTATCCCTTCGTCAACATCCGTGTCTCCTCGATACAAAGACACACCTATGTCGTCCCATTCACGCCTCAAGTCAGCACGAGCCGGATCTGCCACTCCCTCCTTGATCTTCTTCCACCAAGGCCTAACTTTACATTCTTTCATAACTCTCTTGTTTGTTGTGTTGCCAATATAAACCTCGTCTACCCTAACCCAGCCTATAGGGAATTTCTGCCAGACGCCAACCGAGAAGGGATTTGTTCCTCCCCAGTCTATCGAAAGATAAACAGGCTTGCTAGGATTAAAGCCGGGCAAGTCTAGGGGACTGTGTATCATCTTATCATACTGAGCCCCATAAACAAGATCGTCCCTGCCAACTTTATTTGATAGCCATTCGACTTGCAATGTCATGTCGCTCAGCTCATACAGCTTCTGAATAAAGTCTTCTATTTTATAATAGCCGTTTGCAGTTTTCATCTGCTTTCCAGGACAATACGGAGACAGCTTGCAGGTTGAGCAACTATAGTCTTTACAACTTTCGATCGCATCAAAAACGCACCACTTATATATCTTTATGCCGCCGCCGTTGGTGGCCTTCTCTAATGCGTTGTCCATTACTCCGCCAGTTTTATGATTTGTAGATAGCTTGCCGATAGAGGCCTTTATGTCGAATTTGCTTTGAGGTATAGACAATGCTGCTTTGTAAACCTCATCGTCCATCTCGTCGATTTCATCCAATATCAATTTCTGGCTGTGAGGGCCTCTTGTCGATTTCGTCGAGGCCGTCAGGACTGAAACCAAACTGCCGTTCTTCCATAGCATCTCGCTCTTTCTTGGCTCAACAGCCAAATATGCGTCCTGCAACCCTGTGGATTTCCAGAAGTCCATCATAGCCTTATAGGATTTCTCCGATTGCTCAAAAGAACCTCCCAGAATCGTTGTTTCTACTTTAGGATTGAACGAGCTCCTCACCCACGTTATTAAACCAGCTAGGTAAGACTTAGAGCCAGATCTATTTGCCCAGACTATATAGTCTCTGACCCTATCCAAGAGGATGTCAGCCACAAACTTGAACGGGGCGGTGTGTTCAGGATTATTGCATATTCGCTTAGTCGAAACTATCGGGCCTTTCAGCCATTGCAGAAGCGCGTAGACATCCGCCTCTGTCTTTAACCCTTTCTCCCGAAGCAACTCTATACAGGAACGCTGGAATAAACTACTTTCCGGCCGCGACCAGAAGTTTTGTTTCTCCCTTTCCGTTTCCTCCGGAGAGCTTCTTGAATTGAGTGACAAATTCGTCGACATTTAAAACGCCAACCTCCTTGAATAATAATTTGAGACTTTCAATGACCGCATCCTCTTGCTTATTGGTGACTTCTATGTCCTGCTTGTCTTTCCAGTCTTTCGACCGGCGGTTCTTCAGCCAGAATATCTGGGCGGTCGTATCGGGCAAAACCTGTTTCTTTGTCTTCCTTATCGACACAGGACTCGCCTTTTCCTCGCCTTCCTTGCCAGGCCTATACTCTACCGTAGTCTCCTCATATTCATATCCTCGAGCTCTTTTAAGAAGAGCATTCTCGACCTCCACGTCAACAGGGGCTTTGCCTCTTTTTAAGGCATCAGAAAATTCAGGATATTTCTTCACATATTGATAAAAAGTCTCTTGCGATATCCCAAACTTTCTGGCAATATCCTTGTCTATCATCCCCTTTCTGGCATAGTCTTCGGCAAGCAGAGGAAAATCATCATTATATTTAGTCTTTCTAGCCATTTTCCCTCGTTGCCCTTATCTCTTCTTCTAGAATGCCCATAAAATTAGCATATCTTGTTATTATTACATCGCAGTATTTAGGCTCAATTTCCATTCCCATACATATACGGTTGAGTTTCTCGCAGGCGATTAGAATGCTTCCACTTCCCAAAAAAGCATCAAGAATTTTTTCACCTTCTCTACTAAAGTCTCTCATAATATTTCTATATATCCCTATTGGCTTTTGTGTCGGATGAACCCTTGATACCAACTCTTCTGTTCTAACACCTTGTCTTTGCAAGCCATTCCATATCCATTCATATAAAACTGGCAAAGAATCAAAATTT